CTGATGCGGCTGGAAAGGCAATCGAGGAGGGGCTGGAGGCGTATGCCATGGCGGCTTAGCTTTCCTTAGACCTTAAAGTCGATAGGGTCGATGTCACCCGTGCAGGTGGCGAGCTAAGCCTTCTTGATAAAGCAAAGGCCGTTTACGAGGACATGGCTTCCGACGTAATGCGGATCGCGGTCGGCACAATCGCAAATTACGGCACCTTCCCGTTTGTGGCCATGACATACGAAAAGGGCCGAAAATACGCGGCCATTCTCATATTCACATTCGATGGCAAAGCTAGGCTCTGCAACCTCTATGACGGCACGTGGCACGAGAAAGAGCTTTAGAGCTTTCCTTAGGCCGTGTTCCGACATTGGAAGACAAGATTCGCGGCGTGTACTTTGACGAGAACTCGGATGGTGTGCCCATAATTGGGTTCACCACATCGAAGGACACCTACATCGTCACATTCGGCGAAGCCCTCGAATGGTGGCGTCAGAGCGACCAGGCGTACCGCAGGCACCCGCTGTAGCTTTCCTTAGACCGACACTTCGCCTCAAGCGTAGATGCCGCCGACCTGCTCAGCATAGACCCGGCGAATCCTCAGGACAGCTCCAACCTGCCGCAGAGAATCGCGGTCAACGATTGCACGAAGCTGTCCAACAGGCCGGGCGCCTGGTCGTCCGACACCGTGATCGCCTACCGCCTCGTCTACCTGATGGGCGGGCACGCCATCGTCCTTCTGATCGAGGGGTTCCCGCGGCATCGCGTCTGGATGAACTTCTACAACGGCGGGTCGAAGCACTGGGACGGGTGGGGCCAGGTGTAGAGTCAGCGACCGAGGTAGATGTCGCACCACATACTGCCGTCAATGATCGCGTACAGGCCGCTCGGGTGCTCCGGGTCTTTGCCTGGGTCAACCCACTTTATCTGGACACGTCCGTCATGGTTGTAAGCGAGCTTGTCTAAGGAATCCTGCACGTCTTGAAATTTGGTCGCGACGGCCTTGTTCTGAATCGGGTTGGTGCTGTCCTTTGACAGGACCGCATCGACGGTCGTGGGGTCGCCCTTGTCGCCCTTGGCGCCCTGCGGCCCCTTGATGCACGCGATGAAGGCCCACTTGGCCGTCGCCGCGTTGCCGGCGGTTTGGCAGATGTAGAGGTTCAGCGTTGTCGGGTTCAGGGCCATGTCGCCCACCATCGCCGAGGCGATTCCCGAGTTCGGGAAGGCGGTGCCGCTGGTGGAGGTTCCCGTGATGTTCGCCGTGTTGAACCACTTGCTGCCGCGGACGCCCTGATCGCCCTTTGGGCCCTTCACATTGCCGAGCTTGATCTTTGCCATTCTCATTCTCCGATCTTGACGTAGAGATTTCCCTGCGAATCCATCTCGAAGGCGCCGGACGGGTCCTCGCCGACCGTCTCGCACCAGAGGTCCCCCGCGGCGTCGACGTACATGGCGGCGAAGCCGGCGAGCTGCACGGCGACGCCGTCCCTGCCCGCCGGGCCCTGCTGCCCCTGCGGGCCCCGCGGGCCGGCGGGGCCGCGGAGCGACCCCTTCGCCACCCACCTCATGGGCTAGCCCTCGTAGCTGTACACGGCGCCGGTGGTGACGTCCACGTACGCCTGGCCCGGGACGCCGCCGGACTGCGGCGCGCCGGAGCCGAACGTGATGCCCGGGCCGGGCTCGCCCTTGTCGCCCTTGTCCCCCTTGGCGCCGGCCGCGCCGGTCTCGCCCTTGTCGCCCTTGGGGCCGACGGCCCCCGCCTCTCCCTTGGGGCCCTGCTCGCCGGTGTCGCCCTTGGGGCCCTGGAGGCCGGCGGGGCCCTGGATGCCCTGGTCGCCCTTCGGGCCGGCCGGGCCCTGGGCGCCGGCCTCGCCGCGCTCGCCCTTCATGCCCTGGGCGCCGGAGAGGTCGGTCAGGAACTCGTACTTGGCGGTGCCCTTCACATAGAGCTTGGAGTTGTCAGCGTCCTCGGGGTTGCCCGTCTCGATCACGACGAAGCCGCCCTGCGCGACCCCGTCGCTCGCGTACCCGGCGTTCATCGCCGAGACCGATGCGTACACCTTCGCCACGGCGAACGGCTCGCCCTTGTCTCCCTTGGGGCCCTGCTTGCCGGCGTCGCCCTTCGGGCCGACCGGGCCCTGGGCTCCCTGCGGGCCCTGCGGGCCGACCTCCCCCTTCGGTCCGACCGAGCCGGTCTCGCCCTTGTCGCCCTTCGGGCCCTTGAGGCTGCCCTTGGGTTTCCACGTGTAAGCCATGAGATTCTCCAATCTAGTATTCGACGAGCTCGAACAGCTCGCCAGACTCCGAGTTGATGTAGAGGTCGCCGACCCTCGCGCCCTCCATCGAGGACGGGTCCCGGGCCCCCGCCGCGATCCCCGCCCCGTCGAACTCCCCCGCGTCGGCGCGGCGCGCGACGCCCTCCGCCGTCGCCACGGCGCGAGCCACCTCGGCCATGAGCTGCGCCCACAGGTCGGGCCGCTCCGGTGCGGGGTCGGTGCCGGCCGTCTCGCCCGACTCGGCGACCGTGAGGGGCGCGGCCTCCTTGGCGGTGACGATGCGCACGGTCTCGCCCATGTGGCCCATCAGGCACATGCGGACGGCGCCCGGGGCCTCCATGAGCGCGGACGGAATGGGGAACGAGCCGCCCTCCACCAGGATGCGCACGGGGCCGCCCGCGCCCGCCAGGACCGCCTGGATGCGGTCGCACTCCCGCCACTCGTCGTCGAGGTCGAGTGCCACCGCGTCTGAGTTGAGGCCGTGCTGCACCACCTCGCGGCGGTCCCACGCGATGTGCCTGCCGCGCACCCGGGCCGTGTGCACGATCATCAGGCACCTCCCGTGGTGACGTAGAAGTTGCCGTCTGAATCGAGCTCGTAGGCGGTCGCCGGGTCGTCGCCCGGCGTCTCCGCGAAGAGGTCGCCGTTCGGCTCGACCGAGAAGGTCACGAAGCCGCTTGCCGGCGCGGTGACGCCGTTTGCGCCGTCCCTGCCGTCGCGGCCCGGCTCCCCCTTCTCGCCGCGGTCTCCGCGGGGGATGGACATGTCGATGTACGCGCCCTCGCCCTCCACCTTGCGGACGGTGACGGCGGCCTGCGTGCCGGGCGCGGTCGTGACGGTCCTGCCGGACTTCACGTCGAAATTCCTCAGCGCCTCGTCCAGCGTCGCGGTGAAGGTGGAGGTGTCGAGCGGCGCGAAGGGCGACGCGAGGCCGCAGTACTTGGGATCGGGGCGCAGGTCGCGCACGGTGCCGCGCCAATCGACGCGGGCGAGCACGATCTCGTGGCGGGACGCGGTGCGCACCGGCTCGTACTCCTGCGAGGTCGTGACCGTCGCGGCGACCTCCACGTCGCGATAGGCGCTGTCGAAGCGGGCGGCGGCGATGACGAAGCAGTACTTGCTCGCCGTGATGTCCGCACGGTCGATGACCTTGACGCGCTCCTTGAGGATCGCCTGCAGGCCGTCCGCGATGAGGCAGCCCGTGTCCACGTAGACGCCCGAGCCGTCCGCCGTGACGGCCAGCTCGTTCATGTAATCGCCGACCACGCCGTCGTGCAGAAGCACGCGCATGACCGAGCGCAGCGTCTCCGCGTTGTAGGCGCGGTCGTATACGGGCAGGCCGTCGTCGTCCAGTCGCTCGATCACGGAATCGAGCGGGTAGGCGTCAGTGATCGATTTCGGCGTCACCGCCATTGCCTACCTCCTTCCATGTAAGGCCCTCGCGAACCTTGAGATGTGCTTGTTGCCCACGGTGACCTCAACGGTCATGCCCTCGGGCTTGTGGACCTCGCGGACCTCCTCGACGCGCGAGGCGGCGGTCATGCCGACCGACGGCATCTCGACCTCCACGATGTCGCCCAGGTCCCACCAGTCCATGTATCCCGCGCTCACCGACGAGCAGTCGATCGCGAGCTCGGGCATGTGGTCGTAGGCGCGGAGCTTGCCGAGGCCCCCGACGTTCTGGGCGGTTGGCGTCTCGTCCTCGCCGAGAAGCGACGAAACGTCCTCCTGGGCGCGCGCCTGCCACATGGCGGATGGGTCGAAGCCCGGCACGGCCACGTCGGCGGTGGCGCTGAGCTTGCCCTGGTCGCCCCTATCGACCTCCGCGCGGGCTCGGACGGTGGAGCACGCCACGGAGTAATCGCCGCTCATCGAGACGCCGAGGACCGACGCCATAGAGAGCGCGAAGATGCACAGCGGGTTGTCCGATTGCGAGCGCGTGCGGTCGAGGCCGCCGAGCAGCGAGACGGTGAAGCCGCCGCCCGAGTCGCGGTCGTAGCTCACGAGCGGGCGGTGCGCGTTGGACGAGGCGACCGAGTACACGAGATTCATGGCGGAGTCCCCCGCCTTGCCAGTGACCACGTAGGAGCGGCCCTTGGGCTCCTCGGTGCCCTCGCCCACGGCGAGCGCGGGTATGTCGGGCATGTGCCACGACCTGAGCGCGGCGGTGACCGCCTGTCGCCAGTTCGAGCCGCGAGATTCCTCGCCGTCGCCGATTTGATAGCGGTCCCACAGGCACTCGGCGAAACGCCCCGACAGCTCGCACGACGCGCCGCCCTCGTCCTCGGACGCCCCCACCTTCTCCACCACGCCGACCTCGGCGCGGCCGTCGAGCGTGACGATGTAGCGGCCAGGCCACTCGGCCGGGAACGGGCAGGCCAGCGTGACGGCGAACTCGCCGACGTCGGAGAACCGCCGCGTCCATTGAAGGTTGCTGTAGGGGATGTTGGCCGCGACAAGCGCGACCTCCCCGCCCTCCCCCACGCGGTGGAGGGAGAGGATGGGGTTCGATAGGTTTTGAATCGTCATAGGCTCGCGTACCTGTTTCGGATCGTCGGCACGACGCTCATGGCTGCGTCTCCGAACTCCGCGCTCCACGAGAGATCGAAGTCACCCGGCTCGATGCCCGTGGCCAAGGTGGAGCCTGGTTTTGCCAGGTTCGACACGTTCTTTCCATTGAGTGTGATGAGCGTCGGGCGCGTCGAGAAATCGACTGTGAGCACGTCGCCCGCCCTCATGGAGACCTTCACGCCGAAACGGCAGACCTCCACGCCAGTCGAATCCGTGATGGACACGGACGGGTCGCGCACCTCTCCGCTCGCGGTGATGTCGAAGCGCGGGTACGTCGTGGTGCTGCCCGAATTGCGCATCTTGAGAGTGCGGCTCACGACGGAGGCGACCATGCCCGCGATGTGCGTCTCGGGCTCGGGCGCGATCCGCAGCATCGGCTCGGGCGCGACGCGCCTGGCGAAGCTCACGAATGGGAATCCGCGCTTGGCCCTGCCCTCCACGATGTTGAAGGAGTTCGACTCCTCGCTGTAGAGGTACGGGTCGAGCGCCAAACACGTCCATTCAAGGCGCTGCACGTCGCGGAAGTTGTCCACGGTGAGCGCCATCGCGTAGTGCCGCGCGCGGAAGAAGCGGCTGCGGCCCTCGGCGGTGACGGATACGCGGTACTCGCGGCGCGGGATGAAGAACGCCTCGGCCTGAGCGCGGAGCGATGCCAAATCGCCGCCAGCGAAAGCGCAGATGGTGCGGTCCAGCTCGGGCGCCCGCTCGGCCATGAGGTAGCTGCCGTCGTATTGCGCGTACGCCTGCGTGGAGACGGTCACGGGGACCGAATCGAAGCCCTCGAGGCCGTCCTGCGCGAGGTGCCACCGCGAGCCGCCACCGATGGAGAAGACGGGGTTGGATTGGCCTCGCCCGTCCTCCCTCGTGATGCTGATCTGGATGTCCCTCATGCGGACTCCTTAGTAGTCGGCCGCGAAGCCGTAGCGCTCAGCCATGCGGACGGAGCGGGCGACCTCATCGGGGGACTTTACGGGTTGGTTGAAGGTGAAGTTCTGGGTGACGCCGCCACGGCCCTCGGGCATGTAGCCCTCGGTGTCGAGGCGCGCGTTGAAGTCGAGCACGGAGCCGCGAAGCGCCCCCATGCCGTCCTCCACCTCGGCCAATGCATCCGGCATGGCGCGGTGGAATCCCTCGCCCAGCGCCTCGGCGATCGAGATGCCCGAGTAGAGCACCCATCCGCGGCCGCTGAACGGCCCGCGCTTGGCCGGCGAGAACGGGAAGAAAGAGCGGATGTCCTTCAGGCCCTTCTTCACGGCGTCGATTGCGCCGGACACGCCCTGCCTGATGCCGTCGGCGAGGCCGCGTAGCATCGACTTGCCCGATTCGACGAGCAGGTTGCCGAGGTTTCCCAACGCGTTGAGGACGCGCTGCGGGATGCCCTTGACGAACTCCACGGCGGAGTTCATGCCATCGCTCACGCCCTGCAGGAAGCCGCGCCCGGCGTCTAGCGCCTTTTGCTTCACGTTGTTCGCGAAGTCCGCAACCTTCTGCTTGGCGCTGCTGAGCCAGTTGGCGATGTTGCCTGGCAGGTTCGCGAACCACTCCTGCATGGCCTTGATACCGTTAGGCACCGCGACCGTGAAGAACTCAACGACCTTGCCCCAGACCTCGGTCGCCTTGGCCTTGATGGCGTCCCAACACCCGTTGATGAAGTTCCTGAAGTCCTCGTTTGTCGCGTAGAGCGTGGCGATCGCCCCGACGAGGACGCCTATGACCGTGGCGACGGCAAAGAAGGGGTTCATGTTCATGACCGCGTTGAGGATCATCTGCGCGTTGGACAGTAGCGTGGTGACCCCGGTCATGCTCGCAAGCCCGAGCCGCACCGCCCCGATGAGGTCGGAGAGCGCCATCGCGCCCTTGAGCGCGAGGAACCCGCCGGCGACGGCGCCGACCCACGGCGCAAGGTCCTTGAGCGTCTGGAGCATCGGGTCGATTTTGCCCTGCATGTCGGATACGGCGTCCTTCGCGCCGTTGACGGCGTCGTTGAATACCTGCGACATACCTGGCGGAAGGTGCTCGGAAATCGCCGTGAGGAACTTATCGACGACCACTGGCGCCTGCTCCTTGAGCGTCTGCCCGAGTGTGCCCAGGATTTCGCCAATCCTCGGAATGACGTTGCCAGCTGCGGTTATCACCGTCTCGACCAGCTGGTCCGTGAGGACCTTCATGTCGGCGTTGTCGTTGCCCAGCCCGGTTACCCAGTTGTCCCACGCGGCGCTCATCGCGCCGACCGAGCCCGAGATGGTGCCCTCGGCCTCCTCGGCCGTCGCTCCCGAGATGCCCATCTCCTCCTGGATGATGTGGATTGCCTCGGTGACGTCGGCGAAGCTGTCTATGCTCAGGTCGGCCATCTCGCCGTTCGCCCGCTTGACGCGGTTGGCGTCGGCGATGAGCCGCTCCATCTCCTCCTTGGTGCCGCCGTAGCCGAGCTTCAGGTTGTCGAGCATCGTGTAGTTCTGCTTTGCGAAGCCCTGGTACGCGTCCTGGATGGACTGCATGGAGCTGCCCATCTTGTTCGCGTTGTCGCTCATGTCGATGACTGCTTGGTCCGCGTACTGCGCGGCCTTCCGCGTGTCGCCGCCGAGCGACTGGAGCAGCGACGCGCTGAAGCTCGCGACCTGCTCCATGTACCTGTTCGCCGACAGGCCGCTGTTCTTGTACGCCTCGTCGGCGTTTCGCTTGACCGTTTCGCTCGCGCCCTTGAACAGCGTATCGATGCCGCCCGCGAGCTGCTCGTAGTTCGCGTATGCATCGAGAGCGGCCTTGCCGAACGCAGCGACCGCCGCAGTCGAGAACGCCCCGGCGATGACGCCCTTCAGCTTCCCGAAGGTGGAGCTGAAGCCGTTCTCAACGCCCCTCTGGAAGCCCTTCATGCTCGGCATGATCGTCACGTACGCGGTGCCGACTTCGGTGTTAGCCATTGCCCGCCACCTCCGTTCGCGGCATGGAGAGGAGCGCATCGAGCTCCTCGATTGTCATCGCCTCGCCCTCGAGGGCGCGTCTCCGCGGCCTTGCGAACGGGCCGATCGGCTCGGGCCTGTTGCGGCCCTTCGAGCCGTCCTTCGTCTTCTGCCAGACCAAGACGTTGAGCGCGTTTACGGCCAGCGCCATGAGCGTCCTGTCGAACGTCCAAGGGCCGTCATCGGAGTAGATGCGCTTCACGCGAGATTCGCCCGGCAGCTCGACGAGCAGCTCGGCGGCGTGGAGGGTCGAGTACGCCTCCCCCATCTCATCGATGTTGAGGCCGTAGTACTGCTGGAAATCGGCCCGCACGGCGCCCCCGTGCTCCTCGAGGGCGCGTGCGAGCACCGCTAGTTTTTTGCGCCGACGGCGTCGAGAAGCTTCGCGCAGAACGCCACGAAGCGCTCTGCGTCGCAGAAACCGTCCTCGTCAGAGAGCTGTTCGATGGCGCTTTCGCGCTGTTCGCCGAGAAGGAAGTCGAACAGGGTGATCGCGGCGAAGCTGTCGCCAGCCTCCACCTTGGCGATGAGGCTCATGGCGCGGTAGTCCTTCACACGGCGCATGTCGATGTCGATGGAGACGCCGTCAACGTCCACATGGCGGATATAGGGCTTCGGCTTCATCGGCTCGAAGTCGAGCACGTCGCCGCCCTCCATCTTCTCCGCCATCTCGCGTAGCATCTCAGGGGTGATGTTCTCCATGCCCATGCCTACGCCTCCGCCGTGAGGCCGGTGATTGCGTGGTACTCGTACATGGTGTTGCCCTTATCGTCAGGCAGGGCGGCGAATGTGAGTTCGCGGCCCATCGGGTCGGAGCCGTTGAGGGAGGCGTCGCCCTTCTCGGTGAGCTTGGCGCGCGGGATGACGTAGCGCGTCACGGTCTTGGAGTTCGGCACGGTCTCGATGACGATGGGGCACTCGGGCAGCTCCGCGGCGTTGTGGGTGATGCTCATCTTGCCGAGCTCCACCTTCACGTTGTCCTTGCCGTATGTCGCTCGCATGACGGTCGGGTTGATCTCGATGGGCGTGAAGCTGAAGGACTCCTTGTAGGAGGTCTGCGCGGTGTAGACGGTGTCGCCGCCCCAAGCGGTGATGTCGCTGGAATCGCGCTCCTCGGTGATGCTGATACCGTCCTCGGAGCAGTAGCCCATGCATTTGAACTTGCCGTCGAGCTCGGTCGACGCATCGGTCGGGAGCGTGGTCTTTGCCTCCGCGATGAAGGCGGCGCCGGTGACCTTGGGCTTGCCCACGCCGACGTTGGTCGCGTCGTTGGTGTTCTGAACAGCCATGAAGGCTCCAATCATTCTGTGACCAAATCGGCCGTGAGCTGGTAGCGCGGCGATTTGGATTCTGTGTCTGGGAAGTTGTACGGGCCCGTGATCGAGACGGAGCGCACCTGCGGGACTTCGGCCATGAGGTCGAGCATCAGCGCGTCGCGCAGGTCAAGGGACAGCTCCTCCGCCCTGGCGCGCGTCGCCGCGTACACGTCGAACGTGACGGACGGGCGGTCGATGCCGATCGACGGCGAACCGCCGACCCGCTCGAGGGCCACGAACTCGCCGGGCCGCCTCGATGGGACGTCGGCGGCGCACTTGACGCCGATCGCGCTCGGAATCCACTTGACCAGGGCCCTCTCGATTGAGAATCGCGTCATTTGGTCCTGAATCTCCTGATCGCCTTGATGAGGCTCTTGTGCTTGGCGTTCGAGTTGATGGCGTGGGCGCTCGGCGTGTACACGATCCCGTGGACGCGGTTCTTGCCGGGGGCGGCGTTGCACGCGTACCTCGCGGTCCCGAACGACTCCGCCGCCGTCTTTATGCGCTCGGTGCGCACGCGGATCATCGCCTCGCACTGCGGGGAGGTCATGATCTCGCGCGGGGCGCGCGTGTTCGCCTTGAACCTGATTCCATCAACCCTCATGGCGCCCCGCCTCGACGTTCATCCACCAGCTCGTCGGGCAGTTCTCGCGGCAGGGCTGCGGATCTCCCACGACGGCGTAACGTTGGCCGTGCAGCTCGATCTCGGCGCCGCGAAGGCTGGCGTCATACGGCCTCGGAAAGGCGAGTTTTATGGCCGCGCGCGTCGCGTGAGGCCGCGTGTCGTCGGCGAGGCCCGCCGTCCCCGACGGGGCCACGAGCACGTTGGCGACCTCCTCCCGTCTCTCGGCGAGGGCAGGCGCGCCGAGCTCGTCGGCGGCACCGTCCTCATACCGGATGACGGTGACCGTCTCCCCCTTAAGCACGTCCATCGCCCCCCATGGAGGGGCGGATGGACCCGATGCGCGATCGGCCCGAGATACCGAGCTGCTCCCTCTCCGCCCTCGTCATGTAGAGGTCGCCCCCGGGGTTGGCGTAGCTGAAGGACTCCGTCATGCCGATCGCGCCCTGGCTGTGGCTCGTGACTCCGAGCATGCCGTCGGGCACCTGCATGGCGCGGGCGACCATGGAGCAGCAGACCGAGAGGAGCGACTGCCCGAGGTACTCGTCCTCGGGGTTCTCGAGGGGGAGCCCTCGGCGCGACATCGCCGCCGCGATCTTCACGGAGGCGTCCATGAGGAGGGCGCCCGCGCGCTCCCGCTCGCCGGCCCTCATCGGGCGCCAGCGAGACTCAAGGTCATCGACGGTCGCGAATGGCAGGGACGCCATACTCGCCTCCTCTCGATTTGCTTCCCATCCTATTTGCCGGCCATGATGCCGGCCGCGATGAGCGCCGCGACGAGGTCGGCCATGCTTGCGCCGTCATCGACCTTCGCCGCCTGTTTGACCATGCCGGGGCGCGTCTTGGTGGCGGCTCCGATTACGGGCGTCTTGCCGTCCGCCTCCACGAGCGCGACGTGCTGCGGGAGAATGGAGGACGCCTTGGAGGGCGCCTCCACGATGAACTTCTGCACGAGCTGCATGCGGGCCTCCTTAAGCGTTCTTGAGGACGGTGAACGCCTTGGTGTCGAGCACCGCGTAGGAGAACATGCTCTCGGTGCGGTAGGCGATCTGGTTGTTCGCCTTGAGGTCGACGCCGGTCTGGTCGGGGTCGCCGTACTCGATGATCTCGGAGTAGATGTCGCGCACCATGCCCCACTTGATCATGTCGAAGTTGCCCATGATGCCGAGCACCTTGGTGGGCGAAGTCGCCTTCTTGCCGTTGACCGTGCCCGAGGTGCACGCCGGGATGCCGTCGAAGCTGCCGAGCTCGAGGGACATGGGGATCTCGGGGTACAGGCGCATGCCGGTGGAAGGCACGCGGAGCTTGCGCAGGTCGAAGGCGAGCTTGCGGGACATTGCGAAGCCGTTCACCTCGTACTCGAGGAGCTTCTCGGCCATGGCGTCGATGTCGGCGGTGAGGTCTGCGCCCGCGGTGACGGAGTTCGCGCCCGTGGTGAGCGCGGTGTAGCCGTCGAGTGTGGAGCCGGTCTTGGGGTTGACGGCGTGGTAGACCACGTAGTCGATGGCGCGCGCGAGGGCAGCGGTCTGATCTGCCATGATGGCGTTCACAATCTCCAGGCGGTTGTCCTCATCGGCCCACTTGAGCTCGTCTGTGACGCGCGTGGTGGTGACGAGCTTCACGCGCTTGCCCTCGACGGAGTCGAGGGTCTGCTCGTAGGAGCTCTTCTTGGCGCCCTCTGCCACCACGTCGGCCTCGGCGGCGCCGGTGAACACCATGTGGTCGGTGTTGGCGAAGATCTGGGGGATGGGCGTGGAGAGGGCGGCGATGGTGGACTTGTCCTTGACCTTCGCGCTCATGTCGACGACTACGGAATGGGGGAGCTTGATCTTGGTTGTATCGAGAGCCATGGCGGCTCCTTTCTCTTGTCGATGGTTCTACTCGCCGAAGAGCTGCGAGACGAATCCCGCCATGTCGGACTTTGCCGCCTTACCGGTGTCGGCGAACTTTCCCGCGCCGTCGACGCGCGCCGCGCTCGGCTTCTTGGCGTAGGCGGCCACGGACTCGGCGAAGGCGCGCATGGACTCCTCGTCGGCGCCCTGGACCAGCTCGACGGGCACGCCAGTCTCCTTGGCCACGCGCTCCTTGATCTCGCGGGCCTTCTCGGCGGCGGCGCGGTCGGCGGCGTCCTTCTCGAGCTTGGCGATCTTCTCGTTCGCGCGCTCCAACTCGCCCTTCTGTGCCTCCTCGAGCTCGTCGAGCTTGGCGGCCTTCGCCTTGAGATCCTCGTAGTCGGCGTACTTCTCGGCCGTCTTGGCGCGGTCGCGCTTCAGACGGTCGCGGATGATCGCGTCGAACTCCTCCTGGGTGGAGATTGGCTTGAACTCTTCGGTCATTGTCGTGTCCTTCCTGTTCCCGCCCGCTCGGGCGTAATCGAGCAGCTGCACTCCCCCGCTGCCTGTTCTTTTCCGCTACTCTCCTCGCGCGGCCGGCGTATATGAAAGAAGCCGCCCTCGTGGACGGCTTAATTCCCAATGGAAAGGCACCTCTCGGAGCCGTATGGATTTTGAAATTGCCTAAATGCATGGTCGGGGCGGCGGGATTCGAACCCGCACGGGTCTCCCCACGCGCTCCTGAAGCACGCGCGCCTGCCTTTACGCCACGCCCCGCTAAAACCTGTTTGAAATGACGCCAAAATGGCACCTGGCCGGGGAATCGAACCCCGATCAACGGTTTTGGAGACCGTCGCACTACCATTGTGCTAGCCAGGTGTGTACAATGGTCATAGAAAGCCCCGGGCGTGCTGGATAGCTAACCTGGGGCTCATTTTTTAACGTCGTCCACGGCGCCACCAAGGCTCAACAAAATCACCCTGTCGATATCGTGACGCGATATCTCTAGATGAACTCGCTTCAGGGCGTCATCCCTCGCAACGGGCACCTCCATGCAGTTTATAACCACGATGGAAGGCTTGACCGGCCCTCCTTCAACCTTTTGGAACTGCTTAACCGCCTTCCTGATATTTCGCTCAATGAAGCGCAACCCATTGGTCCCGGACGCTTCAGTCGTAGGGCTTTTCAATTCGCACAACCTGCCATCAAGAACCAAGTCGATGTTTGAGAATCCCTCGGGGGCATTCTCCTCGCGCACGACGACTTCATGTCCGGCGGCTCGCAGCGCCGCATGCGCGGCGAGGTCGTACGCCCCGCCCCGTTCAAGGAGGAAGGCATCTTTTGGTTTCTTGTACACGACTGGCGGACCGGGAACGGAGAGCACTCCCCTTTTGGCGGCAAGCTTCTCCGCCGCACTCAAATCAGCGCCATCGTCGATCTCCTTGAACTGCAGCCAAAGGCCATACAGCTCCTTCGGCCTGACGCCTTCAACCAGCTCGGCGTCCGGGTCGTCCTCGAAACCGGGCACGACCTTGCAGTCGCACCTGCGATGGAAGTGGCGGAACTCGCCGGCGGTCTTCCGGGAGTGGTAGACGGCGCCGCGGCTCGCCAGCATCAGGCAGTACGTGCACGTCTCCGCGCCGGTGGGAACGCGCGCGAAGCGCACCCCCCTCTTCCTATCTCTGGCGGCATTGCGCATGATCGTCTCGTTGAGGCTGCGCAGGACGTCGTTGCGACCGAGCTCGCCGCAGTACTCCGCGAACCCGCGCAGGTCGCCCTTCGCGAGCTTCTTGGCCTGGTAGCGCGCCGTCTCGTCGACGATCTCGGGGTTGTAGGTCGTCGCGGTGACGGCCGCCGGCAGCCTGGCGCCGCTGTCCGCCGCCTGCTTGTCGTACCACTCCGCAGCAAGAGAAGCGGCGGCGGAGTCGTAGACCTGCACCACACCGGACATGACGGATTTTGCGAACTCGCGGCACTCCGCGACGCTCGCCGACTTTCCCTCGTCGCTCTGGAGCCAGGACATGATCCTCGACTCGATCTCTCGCTGCGCGCCGTCGGACAGGTTCGCCACCGCGCGGTTGTAGGCGTCGAACTGCTCGCGGGATATCATCGCGTCCCGCCCAAGAGCGCGGCCGCTGCCGCGGGGTTGGCGGTCGGCAGGTCGATGCCGGTGCCGGAGGTCGCGGCGGCGACGAGCGCGCGGCTCGTGGCACGGTCGCGGTCGCTGCGCAGGCGCTGGATCTGGTCGTCCGAGAAGCCGAGCTCCTCGAGGAGCACGTCGCTCTCGGCGAGCCACGGCACGGCCTGGACGTCCTTGAGCATGGCATCGGCCTGCGTGACCACCGACGGCATAGCGGGGTTGCGGAACTTGGGGCATATCCGCAGGTGCCGCGCCGCCTGCTCGGCGTACGTGGTGCCCTCCTTGATGGCGAGCGCCATGAGGGCCACGTGCGCGAGGGCCTCCCCGTTGTCGGCGTTGAGGTTCTGCGCCTCCACGACCAGCGCCTCCTTGGCGGCGTAGATCGCCTCAGCGCTCGACGGGTTGTCGGACACGACGCCCAGCTCGCTCAGCGGCACGTTCGTCTCGCCGGAGAAGCGCGTCGCGAGTGATCGCATGTAGTCGATGTGCGGCTGCATGCTGCCCTGCTGGAGCTGACCGAACTGGGGCATGTCGCCGTTCTCGTCGCGGCTCACGGCGAAGATGTTGCCGATGTAGGCGTCCCACTTGGTCTTTCCGCCGAGGATATCCTCGTCCGCGCCCAGCAGGTACTTCTGCGGCGCGGTGAAGAACTCGGCGCTCACCTCGGATCGCAGCGCCGCGCGCATGGCATTGTCGGTGATGCTCATAACCGACCGGCTGATGCGGCTGCGGCCGAAGGGGCGGTCGAGGTCCGCGTCGTAGGCGAGACGCTCCATGAGGCAGCGCCCCATCTCGAAATCCTCGCTGTACGCCGCCTCCCAGATGCCCCGCGCGCCGCGGCGGATGCGGATCACGTTGGTCTCCGTGTAGACGTCGACCCAGGTGGGCTTGCCGTTCTTGCGGTCCGAGTCGACCACCACCATGCCGCACTTTATGCGGCCGTGCGGCCGGTCCCAGATCGCCGCGGCACTCGTCGCCGGGTAGGCGTTGATTACCACGGGCGGCTCGCCGACGGACTCGTCGCCCGCGGTGACGGTCAGGAACGCGCAGCTGTGCGTGAGCTCGCTACGCACGGCCTGCCGGTACTTCCGCTTGAGCCCCGTCATGTCCACGATCTCGGACAGCTCGTCGCACACGTCCTCGTCCGCACACGTGAAGCCGTCGAACTGCGAGCGCGCGCCCAGGCTGTCGACCGCCTTCACGGGCCATCCGCACGCCTGCTCGAGGCTCCTCAGCTCGGGTGGGATGGAGATGCCGAGGTCGCGGGCGCGGCGGTGCATGCGGTAGTAATTCGACCTGAGCGCGTTGCGCGTCGACTTGGCGCGCCACGTCTCGCAGAGGTCGAACACCGCCGGGCCGTCGCCGGCGCGGAGCCCCCGCGCGCACGCGATGTCGGTCGATATCTCGATTCTCACCAGGCCACCTGCTTTCGCTTCGGATTTCGTTTCGTGGTCTTGAGCGCCCAAAGCGCCAGGCTCGCCGCCTCGATCGGACAGGAGGCGTCGCCGCCCCACGCCCATCCGCCGCGCGTGCCGATCTTGCGGCGCGTGGCCCTCGTCACGGACTCGTCGAGCGCGGGCTGCTCGATATGCGTCATCTGCTCGGAGCGTATGGCCTCGTGCATGAGGCTCGCCGCCGCGATCACGTCTCCCGCCCGCGGCCTCACAGCGTAGCCGCGCGGCACGCGGGCCTCGGCAAGGCGGTCGCAGAGCGCGTCCGCGGCGGCCAGGCCGTCTATGGCCACGCAGGCGCCGACGCGCGCCCTCTCGGCGAGCCAGTCCGCGAGCCACGCGGTGCCGCCCGACGCCGGCGCGTACTCGACGAGCTCGACGTGCGGCATCGACTCGCGCTCGAGCCTGCCCGCGACCGCGAGCGCGACCATGGAGCCGTCCGGGCTGAACTTCACTCCGTAGCAGACGCGATCCATGTCGGTATCCTCCGGCGGCGGCGGGGCGAGGCACTTACCCCACTCCTTGGCCGACACCACGGCGTCCGCGACCTTGGGCAGCCAGTAGCCCAGGTACTCCTGGGCGAAGGCGAGTTCGCCCATGCCCGAGCGCATGCCCATGCGGATGGCGGCGAAGTTGGCGAGCGCGCCAAGGGACGGGTTGGCGCGGAGCCAGCGCGATTCGTCGGCAACGTCCCCGACCTCGTCCAAGCCGTACTCGGTCCAGCAGAGGTCCGCCGCCCGGTCGCCGCCGGCCCAAGCGTCCGAGCGGACCTCCTGGAAGGATTCCGCGGGGCTGCCGGCGCGCGTCGGCGTGCCGAGGTAGACGGATTGCGGGTTGTGCGCCGAGCCCGACGACATGGTCGGGGCGATCGCCTGCACCTGCTCGCCGGTGAGTTCCTGCGCCTCGTCGTAGATGACGACGTCGAAGCTGTAGCCGAGCGCCGCGGACTTGGTCCTCGTGGAGAACGCCAGCACGCCGCCGCCCTTGAACTCGAACGCCTCCTGCGCCGTCTTGTTGTTCACGTGCGTCACCCGGCGGTTGTACGCCTTGTGCTTGGCGGTCGGGTCGGCGGGTCGGCGCCCGAACATGTCGCGGAAGCGCGAGAGCATCTCGCACGTGGTCGAGTAGTTGTGATCGGTCCACAGCACCTTGTAACCCAGGATGCTCGCGAGGAAGCCCGCCCAGGCGATGCCCGAGACCGACTTGCCCGCCTGGCGCGGGACGCTGCCGCCAGCGCGCTGGTGGACGAAGGTGCCGCCATCGGCGAGCGGCGCGGTGAGCTGGCTCCAGTCCGAAAGGACCGTCTTCTGCCAGGGCAGCAGGTCGATGCCCGCGCCCTCCGCGAAGACCGCGACCTGCTCGGCGAGGTCACACGCCCCGAGATGGGTGACGCGCTTCCGCGGCTCAGCAGCCTCTATGGCCGAGAAGGGCGCCGGCGAGCCTGTCGAGCACGTCATCGCCATCGCCTCCGCCCTCCGCACTCTCCAGCCTGTCGATAGCCTCGAGCGTCGCGCGGTACTCGGCGCTGAGCCCGCGCACCTGAGCGGGCGCGGCGTCGTAGAGCTGGCGCTCGAGATGGTCCCTCAGGCGCCTCAGGCGGCCGAGCGTGTCCTGACCGCCCGACCCCTCGTCGAAGGTGCACGGAGAAGCCGCCTCCGTGGTCCGTTCCGTGGAATCCTCCCCGGCGATCTCGCCCGACTCCTTCATCTCCCGGATGAGCTTGCACACGCCCGACTTCGACCGTCCGAGCTTGCGGGCGAGAGCCGCAGGTCCGAGGCCGGGGTAGGCGTTCCTGACCACCTCGCGCTCGCGCGCCGTGAACCTGCCCGTCTTGGGCTTCGTGGACCCCGTGGACACCCGTGGACCCCTCCATTCCGTGGACCGCCTGCGGGCCCCTCCTGAAAAAAAGGCGCAATGCCGCCGGGAGCGCCCTTGGGCCGGGGGGGAGGGGCTATCCCCCCTCCCATTCGGGAAAAGAGCAGCTCACCAGCGTCGGCTCGTGATGACCGGGGTCGACGCGGTGCTCCGCTTCTGCCCGATGTCTCGGTTGCCTCGCCTTTGATTGCATATGCGGTGCGCCGCGGCGACGTTCGAACGGTCCAGCGGGTCCCCGCCCTTGGAGACCGGTACGATCTCGTCCACCTCGAAGCTGAGCGGGTCGCCGGCCGGCAGGCTGTAGTCGATGGCCTGGCCGCATATGTGGCACGGCCTTCCCTGCGCCTTGAGCCACGCCCTCAGCTTCCTGCGCGCGCTGCCGTTCGCGTACCGCGGGTTAGCCACGGCGCGGGCCGTCCATTACGGGGTGGTGGTTTCGGAAGCACCACAGCACGTCCGGGTCAACCTCGCCGCCGTCGGCTCGTGCCCGTTCGCGAACGCGCGCCGCCGGGCGCGAACGGGGCGCAGGATGCGGACGCGCCTTGATGCCGAGGGCGCGGCGCATCGCCCAGGACATCACCGTGTCGTGTCGCATCGCCAATCGGGCCATGAGATCCTTGCCGACCATAGCCCCCTCCTATCGGTTGATGAGGATGTAGTTCTTGACGACCTTCACGGACTGCACCCCGTTTATATCAACGTCGGCGTTGATGGTGATCCCGTCTTTCTCGACCAGCATCTCGTCCATCTCGGCCGTGAGCTGGTCGGCGTGCCCGGCGATCCAGTAACCGAGCTCTCGGATGCGCGCACGGGCCTCGTCTCGCACCGACTGTGAGCCTCTCGCGGCCATGGGACCACCCCTATTCTCTTTGTCATGAAAAAGGCCACCGGGAGCGTGTCCCGATGGCCCTGTACGCGATTCGCGCACCCTATCTATATCACAAATAAAACCGTGCATCATGGGTCATGATGGGTAATCATGGGTCATGATGGGACAACTTTTACGATTCGGCTCCCCCGCGGCCTGAGATCACGCTGTCGGCGCCGAGGCCGTCCACCGTGTCCATGGCGGTCTCGCACCACCTACGGATGGTCTTCGGCGACGCGCTTACCATCTCGGCGGCGCGCGTCCAGCTCGCGCCCGTGCAGTACCTCCAATAGATCGAATCGGCGGACTGGGAGCCGAGAATGGCGCATATGCCGCCGTCGCCCTCTTCGCCGTAGCACACCATGAGGCCCTTCGACACGATGTCGCGATCCTCTTCCATCCTGCGGCGCATGCGCTCCTCGAAGTCCATGCGCGCGTCCGTTGCGCTCATCCCGTGGACGTCTCCTCCGCCGGACCCGGCGACCTCGTAGCGCTGTGCCTTGATGCCCTCCGCGAGCCTCATTCTCTGTATCTGGCACTCGGTCCTCTCAAGCTCCTGGGCGGCGACCCTGACCGACTCGAAGAAATCGCGTGATGATTGGTAACCGAATATCATGAGACCCCCGTCCGTGCTAACATCAACCGTGCGACTCGATGCCACGTTCAGGGCGTCAAATTGGATTAAGGGCTGGGGACGACACTCCCCAGCCCTATCTATTTTACCAGCTAGACAGCCAAATCAGTATCACTCGCAGCCGGTCGAGCCGAACCCGTCGGCGCCGCGCTCGGTCTCGCCCAGGGATTCGACCGGCACGAGCTCGCACGGGACGAACGGCATGATGACGAGCTGGCAGACGCGCGTGCCCGCCTCGAGCTCCACGTCCTCGTACCCGAGGTTGATGAGCGGCGCGTGGATCTCGCCGCGGTACCCGCTGTCGATGACGCCGACCGCGTTGGTGAGGGTCACGCCCTGCTTGGCGGACAGGCCGGAGCGCGGGAACAGCAGCCCCACGCACCCGCTCGGGATCTCGACCGCCATGCCGCACCCGACCACGCAGCGCTCCATGGGGCGGAGCTTGATGTCGCGCGTGATGCGGAGGTCCAGACCGGCGTCTCCGTCGTGTGCATAGCGCGGCACCGGCGAGCCGTCGGGAATGGTGATGTTGAGCCTTCGTCCAAACATATCGGCCTTTCTAGAACGGGATGTCCTCGTCGTAAACGTCCATGGGTGAGGCGGGCGCCTCCCGGGCCGCCCGCTGCTTCTCGCGGCGGTACTGCATCAGCTCGATGTCGTCCACGCGCACCTCCCACTTCTTGCACTTGCGCCCGTCAGCCTCGTAGGTGCCGGCGTGCAGGCGACCGATCAGCGCCACCTTGGCGCCCTTCTTTAGCCACGGCTCCAGCGCCTCGGCGCGCTTGCCGAACATGACGCAGTCCAGCCAGTTCGTGTAGTCGCCCCATGTGCCGTCCGCCCGCTGAGCGCGCTCGGTCACCGCGACCGAGAACGTGAGAACTGGGGTGCCGGACTTGGTCATGCGCAGAGCGGCGTCGGCGCCGAGGTTGCCCGACGCGGTCAGTTTGTTCAGGCTCATCGCTCAGCTCCCTCGACGCACTCGAGCAGCGCGAGGCGCTGACGGACGCCGACGCCGCGAAGTCGACGGCTCGGGATGATGTCCAGTTTGCGCATGATCGCCGCGGCCTTCGCCTTGCCGTGGTCCGGCAGCGCCATGATGAGCTGCTCGACCCTCATTCCGGATGCGGCCTCCATGCCGCCGTCAGACATCTCGAACGCCTGGCGCGCCGTCACGAGCCCTTGCTTGAGGTCGCGCTTGAGCTGCATCCGCTCGGCGCGAATGCGAGACGCCTTCGCCAGTGCGGCGCGGCGCTGGTCGTCGGTGAGCGGTGGAATCGGATATCGGTTCGTCATTTCAATACCTTTCCCTTGAACCGGCCGCGAAGGCCGATCATCTTCAGAACCTCGAGGGCCCGCATGGCCACGTCCCGGTGGAAGAGCCACACGGTCTGCTCCGGCACCTCCAGCGCGTACAGACCGCCGCCCTCCCCGTTGTCCGGCAGCGATCTCCGGAACTTCTCGAGCTGCTTCGCCTTCGTCTCGGCCATGCCGACATTCACCTCATCGTTGGCCAATCGGGACCCCCTTTTCCGTCTGTTCCATATAATTACTTCTTATATTTCCGAGGCCCTTGCATCGCGGCCCATTCACGCGCTCCGACCTGCCGTTTCCGGCAATCGGCGCGGGCGCCGCGAAAAACGCTTCTGTCACTTTTCTGTCACTCCCCTCATGGATCTCTCGAACGCCTCCGCTGCCGCCTGGTCGCGGCCCTTGAGGACGTGCGCGTAGAGCTTGAGCGTGGTCGCCTCGTCGGCGTGACCCATGCGCTCGGACAGCGTCTTGATGTCGACGCCGGCGTCCAGGCACATGGTCGCGTGCGTGTGGCGCAGCCCGTGGAAGGTCACCCCGTCCGGCAGGCCGAGCGTGCGGCGCAGCTCCGTGAACCTCGTGGAGACCGTGGTCGGCCGCATCCACGAGCCGTCGATGGTCACGATCGGCGAGTCCGCCGTGAGCCCAGCGACGAAGCGCCCCTGCATCTCGATGAAGCCCTCTATGGCGCGCATGTCGGCGTGGGTCACAGAGATGTTTCGGGACCTCCTGCCCTTGGGGACGTCGCGGCGGTAGGGCTTGCGGCCGGTCGTCTCGATCACCGTGCCACCGACGTGGAGGTGCATCCGCTTCCTGGAGACGTCGCGGCGCCGCTCGGCGCAGACCTCGCCGACGCGCATGCCGGTGCGCAGGGACAGCCAGGCGGCGAAGGCGTTGACCGCGCGGACGTAGTCCTCGAGCGTCTCCACCTCCCCGGTGAACTGCGCCGCGAGCGCGAAGTCCAACCGAGGGAGGTCCCATTCGTCCACGACGGCCGCCTCGTGGCGCTCCGGCGACGGGTGCCGCACCGAGGTCATGGGGTTGGACTCGAGCACGCCGGAGGAGACCCAGTGGTTGAAGGCGCCGCGCAGGAAGTGATGGACGCCGATCACCGTGTTCCTCCCCAGGTCGGCCCCGCCATCCGACTCCGGCGCGAGCAGGCGCATCTCGAATCGCGTGAGGTCGACGGCCGTGAGCTCCCCGGCGACTGCGCCCTTGAGGTAGGTGCCGACGTAGCGGCGGTTGAAGAGCCGGTAGGTCTTCACCGTGTTCGGACTGGCGCCCATCTTCTCGCGCATGTCGATGTACTCGGCGAGCAGGTCGGAGATGACCGTGCTGTGGACCTTGCCGTCCGCGGTGAGCATGGACGCCCACGTGTCGGCCATCGCCTGCGCCTCCTCGCGCGAGCGGGCGTCCGGGAAGCGGCGGTACGGCTTGACCTTGCTCCCGTCGGCGGCGAGGCCCATGTAGGGCCGCGCGTACCACACCCCGTCCCTGTCGAGCCTGACGGTGACGTTCACAGCCGATCGTCCCCAACGGCGACCGCGATGAGCGCGAGTTCCACGAGGCACATCGCCGACAGGGCACCCCAGCCCCATGCTGGACCGAGCGCCGTGCCGACCGCCACCGCGGCCGACAGGACCATGGCCACCCAGCTGATCGCGGAGAGCATGCCGAGGACGTTTCGATTTCCGTTCATGTTTTCTCTCCCTGTGTCATGCCGCGCACGAGGCGACGAAGATGAGCAGAAGCCCGATCGCGAGCTTGCGGGCGAGGTCGAGCGCGAGGGCGGCGAGGCCGATGAGGACGGCCGCGAAGAGGAGCGCGTCCACCAACGGCGGCCACCCGCCCGCGTCACGCATCGTCGCCCTCGAGCTTCCCGGCCATCTCGGCGCGCTTCCATTCCCCCTCATCGGGGAGCCTCTCCCCGCACTGGCAGCAGTAACTCCACCCCTCGTCGTACGGGCACCCGCACTCCGGGCATGTGCCGATGCAGATGCCGGGCCCCGGGTCGATGAGCGCGGCGAGCTCGGCGACCACATCTCGCCGCTCGTGAAGCCCCTCGTCGCCGAAGACCGCGCGGCCGAGCGTCGGCCACGAGATCTCGCCATCCGGCATCTCCCGCAGGCGGATGGCGGCGAGCACCTTGTCGCCGGGCATCGGGGACACCCCCGACCAACCGGGCCCCTCGGCGAGCCCCTGGAGGTACCCGAATTCGCCGGCATCGTCATCACCCCACTCCACGGTCACCTTCAACTTCGCGCCGATTGCCGGCGCGCTCTTCGCGTCGGTCCTGAACGACACCTTGTCGCCATAGCCGCTGGCGGCGACCCTCACGCTTCCGGGCGTGCCGTCGAAGCGGGTGGATTCCGAGTCCAGCCCGTTGACGCGGAACGTCATCGTCTTGCCGTCTCTCATCGGTGCGCCTCCGCCCCTGCGAGCGCCTTGGCGCGGCATACGAGGGCAAGCACGCGGTCCTGTACGCTGTCGCCGCTCCGCTTGAAGCAGCTCGGCGAATAGTCGCCAAGGTGCAAGGCGATGCTCTTGCGTGTCGACTCCGCTTCCATCTCGAGCAGGTCCCAGCTGTCTGGGCGGGTGTGAGTGAGGCTTCTCGCGGCGTCGCGGAACTCGTTGCCACTTTCATCGACATAACGGGTCGTGTTCATAAGCGAGCCAGCGTCGATGCTCGTAACCACGCCGGAAGCGATGCCGTTGCAGTGCCACACCGTATCTCCCACGTGAATCTCAACCCCGTCGGCGTCCAGGACCTTGGGCGCGGGGCGCTTGACGGACTTGTAATCCTCAATGCGCAGCCATTTCTCGGTGTCGATCCCAACAACCGACAGGTATGCGGGGCCGCTGCGATACAGCTTGAATCCCTGGACCGTCTCCATTGTCCCATCGTGTTCGACCGAATCACCGAACCACACCAGCTCGCCGTCCTCGAAGCGCGGCCACATGTCGAGAATCTGGCGCTCGCGCTCGGTCAGGACGCGCTTGCCCGTGTCGGCCCGCTCCGCCATGGCCTCGCACACGGCCCGGCTCTTCTCGGCGTTGCGGGCGTCGAACTCCTTGGTCATTTCCATTCCTCCTAAACCTTTCTCCCGATCCACGGCCCGCCATCGGGCTCATAGTCATCCGGCATGTCATCGATGCGGCGCCTGGTCGTGTACACGTGCTCGACCTCCAGCTCGTAGGTCCTTCCGCAGCTCGGGCACTCGTGTTCAGATGCGCCGTCCTCGATCTCCCAGGAGTCCGCATCCGGGTGGAGGCACCAGGGGCAGATCGCCGCGGTCGCCCGGTACTGCTCGTTCGCCCATTCGCGCTCGCGGCGGCGCTCGGCCTCGCACTCGTCGCAATAGGCCACGCCGCGCTTCCCGAGGAGCTCCGCCGTCCGCTTGCTGAACCTCGTGTAGTTCGCCGTCGGCTTCCCGCACCGCTTGCAGGGCCGGACCTTGATCTCGCCCATCACCCGATCCCCCTTATGGCCTTGCCGAGCTCCCACTCGTAGTCCCCGGAGATGCGCGCGATCTTCTTGGAGAGCGCGAAAACCTCGTCCCAATCGGGCTTCGGCTTGGCGGCGAGCACGGCGACGTCCGTGATGCTCTCCTCGAGCGCGGTCATCGATGCGACGGTCCTGTTCCTCATGCGCGTGTCGTTCATGCCGCACCCCCGCATGTGGAAAACCCGTTGAAAACCTGTTGAGAACCGAAGCCGCGGCAAAAGAAAGAAGCGGCGCAAGAATGAAAAACCTTCTTGATGGATGAATCCCCA